CAATGTCTGACGTTAAAACATACGCAGGCTTGGATATTGATACTCTCAACGCAGGTACCACTCTCCACCAGACAGATGATCACTTTGTGTACTCTGATGCTGGTACTGAGAAGAAGATCACTTTCATTGATGTTCAGGATGCTGTCTTTGCTGACGTAAGTGGCGATGCTACTATCGCTGCTGGCGGTGCTTTGACAATCGCTGCCCAAGCTGTTGAAAACAGCATGCTTGCTGATGACGCTGTTGGTGCTGACGAGTTGGCATCCAACGCAGTTGTTAACGCTTCTGTTGTTGACGGCGCTCTCAAAGCTGACAAGCTTGACATCGACGGTTCTACCGATATCGGTGCTGCTCTTGTTGACGCTGACTTGATTATTGTTGATGATGGCGCTAACGGTACAAACCGTAAAGCCACAATGAGCAGAGTTAATGCATACACCAGAACCAACATCGCCAATGCCGGCGCTGGAGAAGCTAACAAGGCTTTGATCATGAACGCTAGTTCAGAGATCGCATCAGGCGTTTCTTCATTCCTTGCTACCGACCTCATCGGCTCAACAGCGATCTCATCTAGAGGTACCCTTGGAGTATCTGGCTCTGTCACTCTCGGCGTAGCCGGTTCTGATCCAAGTGCGGTTATTAGAGCTAACGCTCCGTTCTCTGCATCCTTCGGTATGGCAGTTTTCGGCGAAGAAGGCGCTGATGGTGTTCTTCTTCTCGCTGCTGATGAGGCAGACGACGCTGATGACCGCTGGCAGATGACTGCTATGGCTTCGTCGGCAATGTTTCAGCTTCGTCATGGAAGTGGCACAGCCCCAATCTCAGCAACTGCTGCTGGAGATGTAACTGTCCTTGGTGATCTAACCATTAGTGGTGATGATCTTATCATGGGCACCAACACTTCAGGCTATATGCTTGTCGCAGACGGTACTAGCTACAACCCTGTAGCTGTTAGTGGCGATGTCACTATGGCTGCTAACGGTGCTGTTACAATCGGAGCCGGCAAAATTGTGAATGCAATGCTTGCCGACGACGCTGTTGGTGCTGACGAGTTGGGTTCAAATTCTGTTGTCAATGCGTCTGTCTTAGGCTCTGCTGCTATTGAGTATTCCAAGATGGAAGCTGTTGCTGGTGGAAGCATCATTGTTGGTAACGGTTCAAACGTTGGTACGATTGTCGCTGTTAGCGGTGATGCTACACTTTCTAACGCTGGTGTTCTCACTATTGCTGCTACCGCTGTTGAAGGCTCTATGCTTAACAACAACGTTATCTCAGGTCAGACTGCTCTTGCATCTGGTCTAGCTGCAACCGACGAGCTTATGGTATCAGACAATGGAACGCTCAAGAGAATGGATGTTTCTGTTCTTTCTGCTTTCCAAGCTGGTCCCGGTATTGCTAACGTTAGTGGTGAGCTAGCAGTTGACTTTATTATTGATACTGTTATCGGTAACAATGGTCACAGCTATACCGCCGCAACTGGTGTTTACGTTTGTAGCGAGACAGCCCTTACTGGAAGCGAGATGGTTTACTTAAACGGTCAAATGCTTATGCCCGCCGCTGCTTTGGACGCTGGTGATTACACCATTGCAACTGGATCTGTGGAACTTCACCCAGATCTCAAGCTTGATCCTGATGATGTTCTGAGAGTCTACTACCTTAAATAATATATTGTAGTTTTCTTAAACGCTCTTGGGGGGTCCGCTGGTCGGACCCCCCTCTTTTTTGTTAGAGGATAAGATTTCCATTCTTTCATGTCCGTTGGAGTTTCCGTTGACTATTTATTACTGAAATATGGCGACAAAGAAGCCGTATGATGAACGCAGATGCCCGTGGTTCGCATGGGATAAAGTATTAATGCAGGAGATTAAGCGTAATGTCAATCACTAAGTTTAAGTTTGTTTCACCCGGTGTGTATATCAATGAGATCGATAATTCTCAACTACCACGTCTGGCTGATCCTATTGGTCCAGTTATCATTGGACGTTCTGAGAGAGGTCCATCAATGCGACCCACTCAGATCAATTCATTTTCAGATTTTATCGAGGTATTCGGTTCGCCCGTTGGTGGTCGCCAAGGCGATGACGTATGGCGTGATGGAAACATGATCGGACCTACCTATGCCGCATATGCAGCACAGGCATGGCTTCGTAACACGAATGCCCTAACTTTCATCCGTCTTGTTGGTCAGCAGCATGAAGATGCTACCACCGCTGGTACGGCTGGTTGGTCAACAGGTACCGTTGGTACCGATGGTGGAGCTTACGGTCTATTCATCGCCAACTCAGGTTCAGGAGCCACTGCCCAGAAGGGTGCTCTTGCAGCCGTTTGGTATCTTAAGAGCGGAGAGCTTGTCCTTAAGGGCACTGCCGCTGGTTCTAAGCTTGATGACGTTACCGTTTCTGGTTCTAATGTTATGGTCGAATCAGACGCTAACTACTGTGGATTCACTGCCTTGGTTATGACAGGCTCTATTATCACACATCAAACTGCATTTAACTTTGATAGAACCTCTGCTACATATATCAGAAACGTGTTCAACACAAACCCAATGCTAACAAACTCTCAGATCACAGAAGACACTGAGACTTACTTCCTAGGACAAACATATGATCGTCACTTGGTTGAGCAGTGTGGGCAGCAAGCTGCTGGCTATGATGGAACTGCTGGCTCCGCAGACATCTCTGATGGTTCTAGCGGACAGTACTACGGTTTCGTCGCGCCTCTGAAGCTTGGCTCTAACACTCCTGCTATTATGACCATGGGTGCCAAGGAAGCTAAGTCTGGCTGGATTATCGGTCAGGACTTGACTTCTAATAACGAATCGTACGACGCAGCTAGCATGCAGAAGCTGTTCCGCTTCGTTACCCTTTCACCCGGTGACTGGGAGCAAAAGAATCTCAAGATTTCTATTCAAAACATTAAGGTTTCCTCGAACGATTACAACAAGTATGGAACATTCGATATTGTTATTCGTAAAGCTGATGACCTTGACAACTCTATTTCGATTATCGAGCGCTTCTCGGGCGTTAACCTAAACCCATTCTCTGCCAACTTCGTTGGTCGCAAGATTGGTGACAGACGACTCGTCTGGAGTGACACCGAGCGCCGTTACCGTGAATACGGTGAGCATCCCAACATGTCCAAGTTTGTTCGTGTTGAGCTTAATGGAGATATCGAGAATGGTACCGCAGACCAGCTTCTGCTTCCATTCGGGTTCTACGGACCACCCCGTTACCTCGGGTTCACTGTTTCATCTGGCTCCGCGCCTTCTACGGTTGCATCCGATGGTGGTACCACAATGGTTACCAACACAGGCGGCACAGTAGCAGCCGGAACATACCAGAACATCTTTGGTCGTGATGCAGCTACCCTTTCGGGCAGTGTTGCTCTTACCGAGATGGCAAACGGCTCAGTTCTCGTATACATTACAGGCTCCACAGCCGCCGATGGCGCCGTCGCAGCCGACCCAGCAGCCGCAGGTAACGCCGAGATCGGATTCACCGGCTCATACGAGTTCCCAAGATTGTACCTGAGAGCTTCATCTTCTCAAGGTGGCTTGTCCGATGCAGGAGATGCCTACTGGGGTGTTGATTCAACCCGCGAAGATTCTTCAATCTTGTTTGAGGAAAGTTGGACTGACTGTGTATTCCCACTAGCAGACGGGCTTTCATCATACGACGCAGATTCGTCCGCAGACACTGAGGTATCATTCTACTTCTCGTTGGATAACATTATTAACAACTCTTCGCCGACAGACTACAAGGCTGCAGAGTCAGTCCACGCATCAGGATCCCGCGTTGCTGGTACTTCAATTACCGCAGTTAGCTCTTCCTACAAGTCAGTACTGACCGCCGGTGCAGATCGATTCACTCTACCACTTTTCGGTGGATTCGAGGGTGTAGATATCGCTCAGTCCGAGCCGTTCAGCAACGTAGAGATTTCCTCAACGGCTACTGATACTACAAACTACGCATACTACTCAGTCAAGAAGGCTATCGATATGTGTGCGGACCCAGAGGTTGTCGATATGGATCTCCTTACGATGCCCGGTCTAACCCATGAGGGTCTTACTAACCACATGATTAATGTGGCAGAGTCTCGCGGAGATTGCTTGGCAATCATCGACCTTGCTAACGCTTATACGCCGAAGACTGAATCAACGTCCGAAGCTGAGAGTCGTGGAGCAAACGTCGCTACTGCGGTAAGCAACATGCGCAACAGAGGACTTAACTCCAGCTACGGTGCATGCTACTTCCCATGGGTACAGATCTCTGACCCACAGACAGCACAACGTGTTTGGGTACCGCCCTCCGTTGTCGCTCTCGGAGCAATGTCCTACGGTCAGAAGACTCAGGAGCTTTGGTTTGCTCCTGCTGGCTTCACCCGAGGTGGATTGTCAGAGGGTCGCGGTGGACTTCCTGTCATTGCAGTCTCAGAGCGTCTTACTTCAGCAGAACGTGATGACCTCTACGATGCAAACATCAACCCAATCGCCCAGTTCCCGGCAGAAGGAATCGTTATCTTCGGTCAAAAGACCCTACAGGTAACCGAGTCCGCACTAGACCGAATCAACGTTCGTCGCCTCATGATTTATGTCAAGAGAGAGATTTCCAGAATGGCAGCAACCCTGCTCTTCGACCAGAACGTTCAGTCTACTTGGGATCGCTTCACCGGTCGCGTGAATCCATTCCTGTCGAGCATTAGGTCCAGACTTGGACTTATGGACTTCAAGGTTGTCTTGGATTCTACCACTACCACACCCGATCTTATCGATAGAAACATTATGTACGCTAAGATCTTCCTGAAGCCTGCTAAGGCAGTCGAGTTCATTGCGATTGATTTCGTGATCACCGACTCTGGCGCAGCATTTGAGGACTAAGATATAAAATAGCAGGACGGCAGGGGGTTTTCCTCTCCGTTCTACTATTTATTAGAGAAACGCCGGCATATAAAAAGATGCCCTAGCAATAGAATATTCGGAGGATATTAACATGGCAGCAGAAAGATTTTGGAACGAACCGGATGTCGAACCGAAGAGAAAATTTAGGTGGATTTTAAGTGTAGGTGACAGTGACATCCCTGCGTGGACAATTAAGAAGGTTACCAAGCCGACGTTCACAATCAGCGAAGTCAAGCACAGCTTTATTAACCATTCATTCTATTACCCCGGTCGTGTCGAATACAACGAAATCGAGTTTACTCTTGTAGATCCGGTTGACCCCGACATGGCAGCAAACCTACTAGATATTATCAAGGGTTCTGGCTATGAGCTACCAACCGGATTTGAGATCGCCAAACAGACGATCACAAAGGGTGAGGCAGTCAGCAGACTAAACCATTGTTACATCCAGCAGATTAATGCAGATGCAGATGTCATTGAACAATGGGATCTCACCAACGCATGGGTAAAAGAAGTCAACTTTGGTGACTTGGATTATGAATCAGACGACATTAACGAGATTACAGTTAAGATGCGTTATGATTTCGCCGAGAAAACCGTATAAATATTTTAAATCACTGACAGTATAAGTTATACTATAATCATATTGGAGGATTAATGTCAGGTCGTAACAACGACGAACGGACAGGAGCCAGAGAAGCCAACGAAGGTGACTCTACTGCTGCCGTTCAAGCTGCAACGCAGCACCCAAGCCAAAACCAGTCGGGATTGAGTTTTGTAGTCCCAACAGAATTTGTAGAGCTACCGTCAAACGGTAGATACTACGCTGATGGTCACCCGCTTCACGGGCAGGAGACTATTGAAATCAAATTCATGACAGCCAAGGACGAAGATATTCTTACGTCCCGCTCCCTGCTCAAAAAGGGTTTGGCTATCAATCGATTTCTACAAAACATTATTGTTGATAAGCGAATCAAAGTAGAAGACTTGCTCATCGGTGATAAGAATGCCATGCTAACTGCAGCCCGTATTTCTGGCTATGGAGCAGAGTATACAACAAACACAACTTGTCCAGCTTGTTCTACCACATCACAGTTTGAGTTTGATCTGAACGAAGGACAGATTACAGGATTCCACACGGAAACTTGCAATCATGATAAGTTTGAGAACCGAGTTACCGACAATGGTGATGGTACGTTCAACATTGCTTTGCCTAAATCAGAAGTCACTGTTACAGTACGCATGCTGACGGGCAGGGACGAACAAAAACTTGCTGACCAAATGTCAAGCAAGAAGAAGAACAGTGTTGTGGGACATGACACTAACATGACTGACCAGATGAGAACATACATCACGTCAGTCAACGGAAGCTCACAGGTAGCGCACATCTATGGATTTGTGAACGCTATGCCAGCTTCAGATTCGCGCTTTTTGAGGGCAACCTACCAAGCGCTAATGCCGAACTACGATTTGAGACAACACTTTGCGTGTGAGGCTTGTGGTTATGATCAAGACATGGAGGTTCCGTTCACAGCGGACTTTTTTTGGCCTAAGCAGTGACTACATGGCGAATGTATATGAGCAGTTTTTCTTGCTCAAATACCACGGCGGCTGGAGCTTCATAGAAGCATATAACCTCCCAGTAAAACTACGCACATGGTTCATGAAGAGGTTGCAAAAGCAGTTTAAGCAGGAAGCAGCCCAAATGAAGAAAGCCCAATCGGGTTCTAAATCAAGGTCTGGACCGCCACGGTAACGTCAAGTGTAAGCAAACCAAGTTAAACAGGATTGCTTTTTAAAAAGATCGGGATTTATTTCCGGTCTTTTTTCTTTTTTAGCAAACTATTTATATGAGAACAGTGGTATATCCTTACTGGAGGACAGAAAATGA